TTGATTGCGTGTTGTTTTAAAACTAAATGTTTTGTCTGTCCAGTGATGGACCCATGTTACTTTTTCTGTATTCAATGTTTTGTAGACCTAAAGGATTCGAGCATTGCTCTCCTTATTTCTGGATCTTTAAGTTTATTTAAAAATTCATCGTTCAATTCGAACGTCATACCTTTTTCCATTTTAGACATTAGACTTATATCGTCAACACCTAATAAATCACAAATTTGTTCAAACGACAGTAGTTCCATTCCTTGTTCTTTAGCATCAATAAGCAAATCTAATATTGCTCCTGTTATGACGTCTTCTAAATCTCGGTCCATCTCATCTGCCATTTTAACCTCTTACGGATCTGGTGGAGCTGATAGGGTTCGAACCTACGACATCCACGTTGCAAACGTGGCGCTCTCCCAACTGAGCTACAGCCCCCAAATCTTAAATACGTTACTTAATATTTCTATTTAAGTATGCTTTCATGTTGTTGCCAACTCTTTCTGAGTTTGCTCTTACATTATTGCCTATCTCTTGTGCATTCTTTTGAATGTTTGCTGAAATTTGTTGTGCATTCTTTTGAATGTTTGCACTGATTTCTTGTGCGTTTCTCATTACGTTGTCGCCAACATTTTGAAAAGCCCAATCATTTTTAGTTGCTTTAGATACTTTTGTTGCTTTTGCTTTTACCATGTCTATCTCTCTGTGTGTGTACACACTATTGCCTAGTATATTATACTTGGTAGCACATATTTACCAGTAATAATTAACAATAGTTTTAATTACTGGCGGAAAGGGAGAGATTCGAACTCTCGGTACAGTTACCCGTACTCCTCCTTAGCAGGGAGGTGCTTTAAGCCACTCAGCCACCTTTCCTATTTCAATTCACAGTATATATACTTTCACGTTGTTTGTCAAGAAGTTTATAAAGTGATAAATAGTACATTATGCCAAGATTACAACTGTGGAACAAAAATAAAACTAATGACTATGGCTTTATAGATAGAGTCGTAGCAGAAAGTATCAATGCCGGTGGAACAGGCGTCTATGTACACAAATACATAGGCACATACACTGATGACTCAACAGCCAGTATTGGTGCTGGAGATTTGTATATACAAGACGTTATATTTTTAGAAAACAGAGATAGAAAATATGATACAGACATTTATGAACTACGTGGAGCATACAACATATCAGAACCAGATTTTGATTTAACACAATTTGGTATGTTTGTTAATAACGATAGTTTGTTTATGACTTTCCACATGAATTCATGTGCAAGTTTACTTGGTAGAAGATTAATGGCAGGTGATGTTATAGAACTACCGCATTTAAGAGATGATTTACTATTAGGTGGCGGTGAAGCAATTAATAGATACTTTGTTGTAAGTGATTGTGGCAGACCAGCAGAAGGATATGATCCTAGATGGTGGCCTCACTTATGGAGATGTAAATTAACTAACATTACAGACAGTCCAGAGTACAGAGATATTCTTGGTACTGGTGAAACTGCAACTGATTTAAGAAATATTTTAAGTACTTACAGCACAGAAATTGCTATCAGCGATAAGGTTATGGCAGTAGCAAATGCTGAAGTTCAATATGATGCTGGTCACTTTGAAGGTGGGCATTTATATGTAGATGAAAACAGTCAAGACAAGCCAGGCGTTTACTTCCCTGGCGATGGTTCTGCTCCTAATGGTATAAGTATAGTAGGCAGTGGAGCAACATTCCCAGAAGGGTGTGCAAATGGAGATTATTTCTTGAGAACAGACTTTGAACCTCACAGATTATTTAAGAAGTCTGGAAGTAGATGGATTAAAATTAGCGACGATAACAAGAAGGCTTGGAGTGCCGCTAATAAAATACTTACATCATTTATTAATAATGATGGTATTACAACAAACACAGATGGTACAACTCAGGCTGAGAAAACAAACCTCAGTAAAGCAGTTAAACCTAAGGCGGATAATTAATGGCTAATTTAGATTACTGGTATGACGCACAATTAAGAAGATACTTAATGCAATTCATGAGGATCTTTCATGACTTTAAAGTATCCGAAGGTAAACGTGATGGTGCAACATTTTATAATAAAGTTCCTGTAAGATACGCCGACATGCAACGAATGGTTGCACACATATTAAGAAAGGGTAGTGAGAACATGGTTAACTCTACACCTTTTATAGCATGTAGTATTAACAGTTTATTATTAGCAAGAGATAGAGCTCAAGATCCTATGTTAATTAGTAAAGTACAAGTTGCAGAAAGACAATATGATACTGGCTCTGCACAATATAAAACAGATTCAGCATCACAAGAATTTCCAGGTAACTTATATACTACAGATAGATATATGCCTGTTCCTTATAATTTAACAATGCAAGTAGATATTTGGACTGGTAATACAGACCAAAAATTACAGTTAATGGAACAAATACTAGTATTGTTTAATCCAAGCATACAATTACAGAATGGTAGTAATCCAATAGACTGGACTAGTATTTTTGAAGTAGAATTAACAGATATAAATTGGTCTAATAGAAGTATGCCATCAGGCGTTGACGAAACTATAGATATTTCTACATTAACATTTACTTTACCTATTTGGATTAGTCCTCCGGCGAAAGTTAAAAGACAAAAAATTATTAATACTATTATAACTAATATTTACGATACATCAAGTGTAGAAGATTTAGGTTATGATGAAGATATATACGACTTCTTTAGAACAATAGATTCACAATTTGAATTGCACACATTAAGTCCTAACAATTACTTTGTAGAACTTAATGGCACAGAAGCAACATTATTTAAAACTGCTCCAACAGAAGGAACAAGTTATGATGATGGTACAACTACAAAAGCAAATTGGAATGATTTATTAGAAGTTCTTTCACCGCAAGGTGATAAAGGTTCATTGGCTAATGCAAGTATATCAATGAGTGACATACCATTAACAACTGGAAGTACATTACAATTAAATATATCAAATAACGTTGATGCAACTACTAATCTTATTAGTGGATTTGTTGCAAGAAACAGTATTGATCCAGGTAAATTAGTATTCACTATAGACGGTGATACGTTACCTACATCAACATTAACTAATTTAACTAAAATTATAGATCCAACAGCAAGTTATCCAGGTGATGGTACATTAGATGCTTCTGCAACTGGACAACGATATTTACTAACAGCAGAAATTTCCGGAGACAATTGGGGATTATCTGCAGACATAAATGACATAATAGAATATAATGGTAGTGCATGGACCAAAGTATTTGATGCTAGTGCAATTTCAACTAAGCAATATGTTACAAACACATACACAGGAAAACAATATCAATGGGAAAACGAAACGTGGACAAGCACCTACGAAGGGACTTACAATCCGGGGTTCTGGAGACTGAACGTCTAGAACAAAAGAGCATCGTAGAAACTTTAAATCCTTTAACTAACTTTAATAGACACAAAGGCATTAGTGCATCTGGTGTTTTGTTTTTAGCAAAAGACACAGGAAGATGTTTATTTCAATTACGCAATTCAGATAAAAGACACAAACATACTTGGGGTTTTTGGGGAGGTATGATTGAAGGGACAGAAACTCCTTATGAATGTTTGCAAAGAGAATTATCAGAAGAAATTGGGTTTGTTCCAGAACTCAAAAAATTAAATCCTTTAGATGTTTATCAAAGTAAAGACAAAAACTTTATGTATTACAGTTTTTGCTATGTTGTAGATAAAGAATTTCAACCTACATTAAACAATGAAAGTTGTGGTTATGCATGGGTAAACATAGGACAATGGCCCAAGCCATTACATGATGGTGCAAGAAGTACACTAGGACGTAATAAAGGTACTGATAAACTGCACACTATACTAAAAATCAATATGTGATAAGTAATAGCATGTCAAAAGATATTATTAATTTTGATGCTATAAAACTTACTACAGAACTAAACAAATATAATCGACACAAGGCAATCCCTAACACATTCTTTGATGGAACATATACAATACTTGACGTAAGAGAATTGTACCATAGCCTGTCTCCGAAAGCACAAAAAATTGCAGATACATTAATAGAACAATATAATGTTGATGTTAAACAAAGTGAAGAAGGATTATATAAAAGTTTTTTAAATGAGTATAAAGCATATTTAAGAAATCAACACACTCGTCAAGAGAAGTGGATGTACCCACCTGTAATGAAAAAATATAGAGCAAATATTAATCCTGTAAGAGCAATAACGTATGACGTTAGAGAAATGGCTTACTCTTATAATAACAATGATGACCATCATGTTTGGTTAAGTCAACTTATTACAGAACCTAATTTTTATCATAGAGTTATACAAGACATAATCAAAGATAGAGAAAAAGTAGATAAAATTCTAAACTATTATATTCCTATATATTCTGTTGCAACATTTAAAATGCCAATGGAAATAAAACATTTGCAAACACTAAGACAGGACTTGCTTGAATATGCTAAGTTATTTACTGAATTTAGAAACTATGATCCAGACGAATAAGGATAAATATAATTATGCAGTCAGGCAAAATTATACAAATTGCGGACCTAATAAATGATAAACTCCGCAAAGAGCAAGAACTAGAGTTTTACGAAGAAGAGTTGCAAAAACTTTTAATTCGTATGTCGTTTGTGAGAAGGGAAATAGACCTTACAAATGTAATCATAGATATGATTGCAAATGAAGAAATTCCAGACATCCTTAAAAACTTACAAAAATACGAATGGTAATTATTTGTAAAGTTTTCTTATTTCACCATTGATTATTGGAGCATAAATTTTAACAGGCTCCTCTTTACCTTTAACAGTAACTTCACCTAGTTTAGAACATGCAATATTTGTAGTCTTGTGGTAGGTGTATTCACTTATTAAAATAGGAGTATCTTGCTTTCTAGTTTCTGCTTCTAGTCTTGCACCTAAGTTTACAGCATCGCCTACAACACTATAATCTAATCTAGTTTCAGCACCCATATTACCAACAATACATGTACCTGTGTTTACACCAGTACCAAATTTAACTCTAGGCAGTCCAAGTTCTTCCATTTGTTTTTCTAGTTCATCCCCTAACAGTTCAATTTCTATAGCAGTTTTAACTGCCATCTCGGCATGGTTTTCACAAGGCGTTGGAGCATTCCAGAACGCCATTATACAGTCGCCCATAAACTTATCTATGGTTCCTCCATTGGCTAACACAATATTTGTCATCTTATCTAAGAAACTATTAATAAGTTCTACTAATCCTTCGGGGTCATCATTCTTCATATACTGTTCTGATATAGGA